TGAAATAAAATAGGAGCAAAAGGAGCTACTGAAAAACTTAAACTTTTTACGTACCCGCTGGAAAAAGTCATCCCAGCCAAACTTCCCTCCAAGGGCTCACCAGTGTGCTCAACCGCACTTAATGGATTCAAAAAGTCATGAAAACTTCCAGTGCAATAATGAGTAAAAGATAAAGTGCCCTTGACCGGCGTTGTAGGAGCGTAGCGAATAACAGATCCGGTAATATTTGTTACCGGCTGTAAAGAAGCCTCCACCCCCAACTCCGCAGATTCAGCAAAAATATTTGTATCTGCGATCTTGAGTAAAGCTTTTTCGTATTTTATAAACTTTGTTGCCACTAATCAGTAATTAAAAATTCCATGGTTAATGCTAAATTAGCATAGAAAAAACCGGATGTAGTATTTACATCTATCGCTACCGCTAAATAATCACCCGCACTAAACTCTAAAACTCCAGCTGCGTCAGTAAAACTGTTAAAGCCTAAAGTGTGGCTCGTGTCATCAGCTAAAGTTCCTAACGAAACATATGCGCTATTGGTTGTTCCCATTCCCGAATCCCCACCAGCACTTGGTAACGAAGAACCGGAGTAAAACATAAAAGTAGGAGTGATGGTAGCGCTGTCCACATCTGCACTTGGAAAATAAGTAGTTAAATCTATTCTTTGTAATTTTCCCGCAAAAGGCGCACGCGACATATATCTTGCATCGGGCGTTTTAGCTCCGTCATTATAACCTGCTGTACCATCATGCGTAGACCCATCAGTATTCAAATTCATGATAGTATTCAAGGCGGGGAAAACGGACCCCTGATTATCTGCTCTCATACCCACAGCAAAAGTTTGCAGAAACCTTCCTCTACAGTAATTACCAACGGTAGTACCTCCTTTATCATAGAAAGCATCGGCCGCTGCATTTCCTTTAATGGTAACGTTCCCGGTTGTATCAATATAAAATAAATTATTAGCTAAAGTGCCATTAAAGGCCATAGTGCTATCCAAACCAAAAGTAGTGTCACTATAATGAATGCCAAAATAATTGACGTCGCTTAGCCTAAGTGCACCCGACATCCATCCTACCTTTTTAACAGAAGATATGTAAAGGGGGAAACCCACAAGGCTCGAGTAAGTAGCTGCAGCATCACTTGGTCCAGTTTCTAATATAATTCGAGAGCCGGCCGTGCTGCTGGAAACAAATTGCGCACCGATATTATTACTATCTGTTACATTAAGCTTTCTAGTAAAGGTCGTAGTACCAAGTCCAATTTTGCCGGTTTGAAAATTAGCAGTGGCAGAACTCGCTGCGATATTAGTGTTAGCAATAGCCAAAACAGAGCCGTTCCACGTAATAAATTCATCTACACCGTTACGAGTTAACTCAATTGCAGTATGCCCACTAGTCGTAGTATTTTCTATTTTAATTACCGGGTTTGTTGCTTCATCAGCTTCTTTGATATGTAATTTTGAATCAGGAGTAGTATCGTTACCAACCATAGTACGCTTATTGCTGGCTTTAATGGAGAGTGCCGGATTAACAGTTGAGCCATCCGTATCGTAATACATGAAGGTAACATTTTGACCGGCAGTTTTATTTACATTCAGCGAAGAATTTGTACTTGTTATTTCTCCTGTTCCGCCGTCTAACACAACAGGGTAAGAGCCAGTTGACGCGAGCTTTCCGCTAACATCTAATGGGTAATTTGGGGTGGTATGCCCAATGCCCACGTTTCCATTAGTATTTATTACTAAATGATTTGTAGTGCCAAAAGCGCTATGGTTGCCCAATTTAAGTAAAGAGGATGAATGGTCGTATCCCACAGTAGCTTGATTAGTGGTACCACCTGACCCATCTTGCTGGTCTAACCGTATGATAGCATCATTAGTATTACCAGATCGTATCCTAAAAGTGGTAGTGCCCGAATATTGGACATCTAAACGATAGGTGGGATCAGCATTACCCACTCCCACATTGCCCCCATCTTTGATAAACACACCATAGTTGCCCCCATCGTCAGTAAGCTTTAGCCCGGCTCCCGTGGCGGCCCATATTTGTAATTTCTTGTTTAGATCGCTAATCAACAACTTTTTTGTTGTGGGGTTAGCGTTATCATCGTTGTAATCACAGAAGAAAATTAAATCATCTTCTCTTGGGTAGGAACCATAATTGCTATATTCTAGTATTTTGCCCATTTTTAATCCTTATTGTAATAATCTTTAAATTCTAAATTTACACTTAAAACACCGTCAACGCTGGACTCTATACTTTCTGAAACTAAATGTCCCGTGGTGCTTAAAAATTTGTATCTTGTTATGCCATCCCCATCATCACCTAAACAATTGCCTGAATTATCATTTAAACATAAATTGCCCGTTCCTGCCGGAATAACTGTATTGCCGTCTAGATGTTCTGCTTTGTCCCCTACAATTATCTCCACTTGAATTGTCTGATAATTTCCACTACGTATATTATCTATCATATTCGCAGTATTATAGTCATCCATTTCTATTGTTAAGCTTGTGCTTATTTCAATAGGGTATTCAGTTAAAACCTCTGCTGGTGCATAATAAGTTTCGCTTGTTTTTTGATCCAATGTATAAATTGGAATACGGTTAATGTTGTAAGTCTGCGAGCAAGAAACTGCTCGATTAGTTCCTGACCCATTAAAAGTTAAGAAAACAGACTCATGATTAACTACCCCTAAATTCTGAAGGGGAGCTGTGCCGGAATAATCTAACTCTCCTTCACGAACCCCGCTCCCCATCTGACCAAAAACCGCAAAACTTGATTCAATTGTAGGAACATCTTGAACATCGCAACTAACTGTATAACTAGTTAAATAACCAGTATTAAATCCATATACTTTTTCCGCGCCGTCCATTTCTACAGCGTGTAATAAAGTGCCCGAAACCGAGGCGTCGCCAGTCATCCTTAAAACAGGATCTTGGTATAGCATATCACGAGTCATCGAAAACTCCCCTTGAAGGGGTTCTGCTATAACTTCTTGAATAAAACCTGCACCAAGAACACGAACTTGTTTTTGACCAACACTATAACCCGCACTTAGATTACGAATACCAGAGAAGCCAGTGCCTCCCATATAGAATATTTGTTCATAACTTGGTGATGCGTTGTTGGCCATTATCCTTGCCTTGCGCTTTTACTTAATGAGCCCCCAAGCCTTTGTTCTTGAGCGATAACATCAACAACAGCGGATCGAATTTTTTCGCTTAATTCTTTTCCTTGAGTTGCCTTGTCCTCATTAGATTGCTGATCTGCATTCTTGTTACCTGTCGATTGAGAGCCTCCCTGACCCCCTCCACTTGCGCCTCCACCTCCAACGCTGACGTTAATAGAAATATTATTAGTGTTGGCTGCGCTTTGGGTATTTAACGGAGCGGCTGCCGCCCCACCTGCTACAGGGCCCCCTGCTTGCATCCTAGGGATTAAGCCTCCATTAAGTCTTCCCATAAAGCCAAGGCCATACTTACGAACGGCACGATTATTCATGACAAACTCGCCTCCCGCCATGTATGCTGGGACACTGTCGCGATTTGAGAAGCCTCTTGACAAAGAGCCCCCTCGTTGCATATTGGGAATTCCGGAGTCATTTATATCAACTCCAGACTCTAAAAAGCCCATAGCCCCGGATCTAGAGCCTCCCATATTTCTGAAATTTTTCATGCCTTGACGCGAAGCTGTAGCACCCGTGAGGCTTGACGTAGCACCTCTGTTTTTAAAAGCATTTGAAGCTGCCCCTAACCCCTTGCTAATGCCGGCGCTTAACATTGAACTTAAGAACATATTTTTGAGCTGATCCTTTTTTGCTCTCTTTGCTTGTTTCTTTTCGTAAGCCTCTCTCGCTTTATTTCGAGCCTCCATTAATTCTGGGTTATCAGAAGCTAAGAAAAAGCCGCTCATTCTTGAGCTTGTAACCGGCTCGTTAAGCATCATCGTTCCACCATTTGAGAAGCGCGGCGCTGCGCCAAAATTAATTTTATCTAAATTCCTACGACCCATTGCGCCTACGGCTTTACGGTTCATTACGTACTCACCCGGCTCTAACATTGCAGGAACCCGATCTCCCGTACCACTTCCCGGAACGAACGCTCCACCTCCACCTTGAAAGCCTTGTTGACCTGACTCCCTGAAACCTTTGCTTGCGCCCATCCCAATAAGACTAGTAAAATTGTTCATAGAATGTGTAAGCGCCGCTCTGCGGATCGTCTTAAGGAAATCTATAGCTACACCTCGCATAGCATCGCCAAATGTTTCGGCTTTATCTAAGGATTGTTCAAGAGCGTTAACCATTCCGTCCCTGAATACGGTGGGTAATTCTTTCCCTAAACGGTTATAAATTTTGTCTGTATCTCTATAAATGTCATTGAAGCCGTCCTGAAAGCCGCCATAAAAATCTTTTGAGCGAGCTTCAATTTGCCGATCCAGCTTTTGGTTGCCCTCAAGGGCTTCCGTCAACCTTTGTTTTTCTAAAGTGTTTAATTCTTTGGAACCATCAATTTTCAGCTTTAAAAGGTTTTTGGCATCTATAAATTCCTTTGATGTAGTATGATCTCCCGTACCTTTTCCAAGGGCCGCCCCAGCACCAATGTCCATTTTCCCTCTTACCCAGTCATCTCGCTTCTCCGCATGCTCGCTTTTCTTGCGTGCTAGATATTCCTCATAGGTACCAAACTGATCACGCGTTGCTTCGCTTAATTGTTTGCGCGCCATATATGCGGTAGTAGCTTGCAACTGTTGGCCGGTCTCACGATCGGTATATTTGACCATAGTTGCTGCCGCTTCACCGCGCTCCGCCAAATTTTTCTCCAAAAGTTTTCTAGCGGGACTATTTTGCACCTCGTTTTCTCTATCCTTAAGGTAATTTACGGCCGTGCCAGTTGGGTCAAAATCCCCGAACTGACCGGCTATCATTTCCTTGGTTAACTCTTCTATGGCTCTTTGCAACTCAGCATCTGCACCAACCAATTCATAATTAGCTTTAATAACCGCTTCTTGAATATTGAATTGCGCTTGCAAAGCAACGTTTTCTGCAGCTAAGCGCTTATCCATCATAGCCTTCTCCTCTTTTAGCCTTTCTCTGTCGAGCCCTTGATTGCTTAGTAAGCTTTGGCCTGTAGTCAGTCCACGCGTTCGAGCTGGATCCCGCCTTCGAAGCTCAAGCTCCGCTAAACGAGTTTTGCTGATAATCTCTTCTTTAGATAATTGTTGAGAACGAACTGTTTGGTTGTATTTTTCATCGCGAGACATCTGTTTTTCCATCTCAGCAATTTCTGCTTTTTTGATGGCGATTTGATTTTGGGTGGCTGCTACGAGCGTTTCTGCTTCTATATTTTTTTCCTGCTTATCAAAGGCTGTTTGGAATTGTTTAGCGGCAACTTGCATTTTAATAAACGCAGCTGGATCCATAACTGCACTGACAGCTTTCCCTTCCTCATCTCTTGCTATGTTGCCTTGCTCATCTCTAATAACTCTAAAATTTCCTTGATTAGGGTCCATTGCCTTTTGTAGCGCTTTTAAACCCTCACGAGGATCGTTTATGAATGCATCTGTTACGATCCCCAATTCGTCTATTGTATTCTGCGAATTAGTTATAACTCCGTTAAAAAGGCCAGCAATTTTTTGCGCCGACTCTACCCCAAACCCTGAACGCTTTTGCATATTCCCCAGAGTCCTTCCGCGATTGCCTGTTTGAGCTCTGAATTTTGCTGCCCCTACCATATCTCCCGTAACAGTCAAAATATCCGCCCCAATAGACGAAAAAGCATTATTTAATTTAGTGAACGCTTCTTTAAACTTATTCAAGGGGGCGTCCTTGGCTGTTGCGGCCGCTTGTTCCACCACTTTATTAACTTCAATAAAATTGCCTACAAGCTGTTTTTCAATTGCTAGTTGGGCCTCTTTTGCAGTCAACTCTTTGCCCGCAGTATCCTCCATCATCTTTTGGACTTTTGTAAACTGCGCCATAACCTTCAAGACATTAACAGTTAAAAAGGAATCAATATCGTCGGTCGACATGCCTTCAAAAGCACCTTTATCTTTTAGTATCTTTCTAATACCTGTTCGAGCATCCTCTTTTCGGGTACTCTCAGTCCATCCCATATCAGTTTTCTTGGCTGCATCTTCTAAAGCTTTTCCTTCGTCACCCGTAAGGTTCATTTTTGAAAAGAGGTCCCCAAATTTATCTATAAACTCTGCTCGAGTTTTGACACCTGCAAATTGAAATGATTCCTGAAACTCGCTCATTCCACCTTGATTGCCATAGTAGGCTGTTCTGGTGCCCGTATCCATCAAATCAAATCTACTCGCCGAAATAGTAGCGCGACGTCCCATTCTTTCTTCTGCAGCTGCGTCCACGAAGGAATCTAAAGCATCTGTTAATCCATTAACATTAGTCCCTGCTTTCTTAAAGTCCTCTTCTAGTTTGGTGCCTTTGATTTTTTCAAAATTTGCGGCTAACCTCTTTTGCGCATCCTCAAGCTCTTCTTGAGTACCCGCGGTGAGAATATCTTTTTGAGCCTGTACGTAAGCTTCCCCTGCGGAATTTGTTTCCGTTGTGGTGCGTTCAAATTCTTGAAGCTCGCTAGAAAGTACGCTCAACTCTTTTCCTACCTTTAAAGCCTCTTTAGCAAATCCGCCAATACCTCCAATGGCTGCACCAATAGCTACACCCCATGGCCCCGGAATCATCATGCCTAAAGCGGCCCCTGTACCTGCACCAGTTAAAGCTGAAGAAGCGGCTGTTGGGCCACCGCTTGCTTGCTCTAGAGCTCCAGCGGCCATAGGAGCGGCAAAGGAGAGCGCCATACCTGCCATCATTCCTTTTCCTCCCATCATTCCACCTTGTTGCATAGTTCCTCCCATAGGCGCGCTGGCGTTTAATTCTCTGGTTTCTTGTGCTATTGCTCCGTTTAATCGGTCTTGAGCTGCTTGAGTTAGGTTTAATTTTTGTGCTGACTCTTTGGTTTCAAGCGTAAGTTGTTTTATGGCTATTTCTAATTGATCGTCGCTCAACCCCATTCCAACCATGTCCATAATTTTCTTCTGATACTCTTGGGTAAGTTTTGTAATAGTGCTATCCAATAGCGCAACTGTCTTGGTGCTTGGCCCTATTCCTTTAGTGGGATCGCCTACGCCACGCGTAAGCCCCGCTAGATCTAAAGCATAATTAGGGACATAGCCCCTCGACGCCCCCATTACATCTCTTAAACCTTTGGGTTCGTCTCGCGTGTTCGTAACAGCTAAGCCCACTGGATTATTGGGACCACTTAATTTAGAAGAACGATTAACCCTAATCCTAGACAAGGGGACTCCTGCCGCCGCCTCTCTCTCTACGGCATCCCCTAAAGCTGCAAAATTAGGCACATAACCATGAGCTCCTCGCTTGGCCATCCATCCGGTAAATGCCGCGTCAAGATCTACAATTTTCCCCGCCATACTTTTGACATTACCACGTGAAGGAGAAATCTTAAAATCCCCTCCTTTTACACTGCTCATCATTGGTCCCGGTTGGTTGAACAGCTCTCTTAATTCTCCTCCGCTCTTTATTGAAGCGCTTCCGACTGGAATATCTAAATTTTTCTTACCGTGTTCAGCTGCTGCGGTTGATAACCCTAAGGCAGTTTGCACTCCCACTTCAAATGCTGCACCTGCAGCTGCGCTTACTGCACCTTTACCCCCTTGGGCGCTCTCTAAGTTTCGTATGACGGTAGGTTTGTTAACGTCCCCAGCCGGAGGCCTTACGCTTTGAGCGTATTTAAGAGTTTCTTCAAAAATAGCATCTCTGATGTTGGCTTCAATGGGAACAATATCATCCGCCCCTCCTTTGGGTTTTTTAGCATAAGTGTATGCAGGAAATCTTACGGATGTAGGGCCTTTGCCTCTTAAGTTTTCATAATTATGCTGATAAAAAGGTGCGCCCCCTCCTACTGCTCCGGGAGGGAATAGCATAGCCATGCTACTTGAGGTATAAGTATTACCAAGCTTCTTTTTTTCTGTTGTTGCTTTTCGTTGAAGGTTTTGACGAATCGCTGCCGGTCCATTTACCAAAGCCGTTCGAGCTAATAGCCCTTTGTCGGCTAACCCTGCAGTATAACTATTATAGGTAGTCGACCCCGGCTTCATGGTGTCTAATTTAGTTAGGGCTTTATTAATATCACCTGCAAAATTAGGTACATATCCCTGAGCTCCCCTGACAGGTTTGCCCCCCTTGGGCATTCCATACTGAGCCACCATGTTGGGATTAAAAATTGCCGAACCACCGTTACTATAATTAGGAACTATGTATTCGCCGCTATTGGCAATCATGGTACCACGCACCCCTCCCCCAAAAGAAAAATTAGGAATAGTTACCGGCTTAGAAGAAGGGCTTACTCCTCCCACTCCCTTTTTAATGTCATTAACTTCTCCCGCCATACCCGGAATAAAGCCTGAGGCCCCGCGTGCACCTTTACCCTTGCCTCCCCCCGTCACCAAGGCAAACGCACCGGGATTGGCGACACTCATCATGTGAGCAATATGGGCGACAGAGGCCTCTTGCGCATCTAATGCAAGAGCAGCTTTTTCCGCGTGCTGTAAGAAAATTCCTGCTTGCGTTGCCGCGTTTCCTTCAGCTTGAGCCACTAGTTTTGCTAGCCCGGCATCCCTTTGCAAGGAATCACTAATAAATTTTTCAAGAGTGGCTCTTTTTTGAGTTTGAGTGGTAAGGCCTACTAATGCAGGCAAAGCTTTGGCCATATAGGAAACCGTATTAAAAATAACTTTTCCAATAATCCCTAATACGGCAATAAGGCCCGGCCCCCCAATAACATTTTTAATCCCCTTGAGTATTCCGTTGGCTATCTCAGACCCAGTCCCTTCTCCATCTATCAACTCATTTATTCCTTCTAGTGCAGCTTTTAACGGGTCTAATATGGCCCGGGCGATTGGCTCAAAAGTTTGTTTACCTATATTCTCTTGCAAACGTTTAAATTCAGTAGCGGTCTGAGAAGCTAAGGCGGATAAGCTTTGATTCAACAGTTTAGTGGCTTGTGCTGCCTCATTGGTAGCATTCTTAGATACCTTTAAAGCTGAACTAAAAGTGGACTGCTCTTTGTTTAAGTCCCTCATTATAGCTGACAAAATATTAGCTTGGAAAACGCCGGCTACCTGCTCACGTAAGTAAGCCTGACTGCCATCCGCGAGGGTTTGGTACGTCTTAGCAAAATTATCCAAAATTCTTATAGCAGGCAAAGTATTACCTTCAATATCCCTCACTGCGATATTGTAAGACTCTAAAGCTGTTAGGGTACTTTGACGTTGCAAACGCGTAAAAATAGTTTTCATGGCGTTGCCAATAACTGCACCGCCTCGACCAGTAGTTTGCTGAACAGACGTCACCATTGCATTTAATTCGTCAAAGCCCACCTTAGCGTCTTTAGCTGAAGAACCCACACGGCCAATAGCTTCTACCAAATCTCGCGCACCCACAGCGAACTTAGTTTCCACCGCTACGAATTTATTTAACGAACTGCTAGTGGTAACCATTGCGCTGTCAAATGCATTAACGGTTGCTGTTAAAGAGCTCACGGCTTTGTCAGCATTAATTCCCGTTAAGCGAACCAACGTCATAGCATCTGCCGTTCTTTTTAAAGTTTCTTCTGTCTTTAAACCTTGACGAGCAAACTCAAGCGCGCCTTTAGTGACATCCTCAAAAGCCGTTGCATTTTTTTTCGCAATATCAAAAAGTTGATTTCCAAATTTTTCAAAGCCTTGATTGCTCATATCTAGGATACGATTAATATCCTTAAAAGCTTTTTGCACCTCAATGGTACTAGCGGCTAATTCCTTAAAAGCTTTGGAGATTCCACCGATAACTGCTGTTGATGCGCCAAACGCAATAACACGGGCATTTGAAGCAGCCAAAGCCGAATCAAATTGATTTAAATCGCCGGTAATTCTACCCAAGGGCTGGCGAAAACCCTTGTCATCAAGTTTTAATTTTACCGTATTGGCTCGTTTAGACAGCGCCTTATTAGCCATGCGCATGCCCTTCTCTACATCTTTTACAAAAGCCCTATGGTCAATACCTGCATTTAATCGGATAGACATGATTCTAACATAATTTATACACTTTTTTTAAGCCTTTAATGCGTGCATTAAATCTTTCATGTCCATTTTGCCACCTTTTTCTCTTAATTTGGCTGAGAGTGAATTTTCTGAGCTTTGCTTAATGCCTAAGTATTCGTAATCTTCGTTCTTAGCTCCTATGATAGTGGAAGCCCCCTCCTTGTCCATTTGCTCTAATTTGTCTTTTGCTTTTTCTTGTGCATTAACATAGTCTATGATTTTTTCAGGGTCATCTTTAATCTTATCCGGTATTTTACTATAATTTTCAAAGATATTTTTGAACATCCGGCTATAAATCACCAATTTCACCTGATTGATAGAAAGCTCAAGCAGGGGCTTTGGGAAGATATTGCTGACATTTTCACAAAAAGGAATGTAGGGCTGGTAGAAATCTTGTAAAATAATTTTTTGAATATTAACGTCGGTAAACTTTTGATAAATATCATTATATACTTTTACCGTAGTCCCCATATCTTTTCGAGACATCTCGTCTATCTCTTTTGAAGTATAAAAAGCCATTGTTAAGGATGGGTCCTTATATAAAGAGCGAACAACGTAATGATCTGACACACGCTGATCAGAATATCGTTCACAGGTTTGGCCAAGTAACGAGTCTTTTGTTGCTAATAATTCATTTAAAGTTTCGTGGGCCGCCGCTATGTCGGTGTTCTGTCGATCTATATCATGTTTGAGGTATAATTGTTTTTTGGTGTCCGCGGCCGCTTTAAGATAAACTTCTTGCTCTTTAATTTTTCCCTCATCAACGGAAGTCCACAGTCCTTCGTCATCCAGCCTTTTTAAAGATTCTTCGCTAGTGGGAAGGCCGCGCCCTTTAGCTTTTCTGTAAAAATCAGATCGAACTTCTTCGATGTTGACCTGATCAAAAACAGATAAATGCTTTAAATACGCCGTAGTACCGCTATGGGGAAACTGAGACCAACCGTAAGCTACATCCCTAAAAAGTCCACGAAAATTAACATCAGCTGGAGGAGTCGATGTCATTTATAATTTTATCATAATCTTCTTTTTGCGGATCGTGACTAAAATACCAATAACTTACCAAGGAGGTTAATTTTCCAGCAGCCGCTTGAAATAAAGAGTCCTGAGCCTCATCTTTTGCGTAATACGCATCCGCCTTCATCCCGAAATCCTCTCCCTCGAAAAGTGGCGTCGGCTCCTTAACCTCTAATTTTTCACAGGTATAGTAGGAAAGATGAGTAAGATACCACAAAACAATACGATTTTGGGCTTTAGTGTCTGCCGTATGGTTAAATAGACTCTGATAGGCTGATTCTAAGTTAACAATGTCCCGCCTTACTAAAGCTAATTTTCCACTAAGGCGAGTTAACTCTTCCTGCTTTTTTTTGGGTAATTTCTTAATATTGCGGTTCGCTAATGTTTTTTTGGTATACTCTCCCTCAAGGTCACTAAGCTCACCGTACAAGTCCACCAATTTAGTCGCATCATTTTCACTCAACAACCCACCGGTATCAGAATATTTTTTTGCTAACATGGCCTTAGTTAGAATACCCTTTTTGATACAACGGCTCATTTCAATGGAGTATTCCATATCTGCCTCTTCCAGCTCTCGTCGATTAGGATTTTTGACGATAATAGTATAAGGAATTTTTTTCTTTACTTTTTTGCTAATTTCGACCTCTTCTTGGACCCCCTCTTTGTTTTTGCGCTTTTCTTTAGTTTTTTCTTCAACTTCTTGGGTATCTTCGACAGTAAAGGAGTATATTTCTTTTAACATGAATACTTAAAAATAATATTAAATTTACACTTTTTTTCCAAAGGTTTTTTAAAAAGTGTATAATATGGCCATGGCTAGTTTAATCTCAAATAGCGATAAAGCGGCATTACATAGCGTAATGGATGACCAAGCGGACACCTTTTCTCGAGATGTCACCATCATAAAAGACCCTATTGAGACAGTTTCCAGTGCTAATGCTGATTTTAATTCCATTTATGGAAATGCTGGAGCTACGACTTCTATTACCTACAGCGAGCAAAGCAGTACAGTCGCGGCGCGTATCCAATATGGAGCCCAAATGAACGACGACTATTTCACGTCCTCAAAATCCCCTAATCAGCTTAAAGTTTATATCCCTGAAGGGCTCGTAAGAATGAAAATTAAGGCTTCTGATTATTCTACGGTTTCAGATGCCAAGCGAGTAGAGTTCGATAACCAACGCTTTTCTATCTATAGTGATTTCAGGGGCCACGGCCTTTTTGATACTAAATTTTATACTGTAATGTTAAAGAAAATGAACTAATGCCCCTGCGTCTCTCCAATAAAGAAGTAAACTCAATAACACAACAAGTGGTTCGTGATCGGCCCTTTACAGCCTATCTTAAAAAACAATTGCAGCGAGAATTTGAAGAAATATATCACCAATTTTTAAGCGACTTTAATGGCCACACGGTCACCAAAGAAATAGAAGGCGGCTCGCGCTCTCCAAACATCAGCGGAACTTTAGGTGGCGTAGGTAACTTATTCACTTATATTGGATTTGACTCAGGCAGCCAACCTATTACGCGACTAAGAGAAGTGCTGGAAACCTATCATATAAGATATAATATACAAAAGAACTCGGTTCAAATTATTCTTGAAGTTCCCACTAAAGAGCAGGTTTTTATAGCCACCCCTATGCCATGGGCCATGGGGAGAAGTTGGGCACGCGGAATTGAGCGGGGCATTTCGGGATTTGGGGAGTATTTAGTTAAAAACACCCCATTAGCGCGCTCTAAATCGGGATTTGCTATACAAGCCGACAATAAGATAAGGGCTGGAAGGTTTTCTAATACTTCTTATATGTCAGCTTTACTGAATGATTACTATAAAAAAATACAAAAATTAGAAAATAAGACACTTTAATGAAACCACTATACCAACATGGACTACTCAATAGTTTTTATCTTTGGTTTGATAATTACTTATTAAAAAAGGGAGAAGCCTACAAAACTTTTAGCACTGATTTTTATTACTATTCGGACGAAAGAGTGCAAAATAAAGTGGTATTTGGGTCACCTTACAAACAGTGGGTTTATGATAAAAATATCAGCGGGGCCCAGATTAATCCACTTATAAGTGGAGATTCCGGCGCTATCGCCGAAGGCACTAGTGGTTTAAAATTCGATTTTGACAATGGCCGTATCCTTTTTGACTCAGATTTTGCAACTGGCACTAATATCAGTGGATCCTTTACTGTTAAAGATTTTAATACTTATATTGGAAATCAAACGGAAGAAACCTTAATTACAGCAGGTAAATATAAAATAAATAGCCGCTATGGCCGCACTTTAACTTACGTTGCTCCTTATGACCAAGCCACCCCTGCGGCTTTCCTTTCGTTAGGCAGTACCACCAATGCGCCTTTTGCGCTAGGCGGAGAAGATAACACAATAACGGATATTACCGCTGTAATATTCGCAGAAAACCTTTATCAATTAGACGGAGTTTTGTCTGTTTTTGCTGATTCTTCAAAATCTATTTTTGGAGATATCCCTTTCACGGGATCCCCGTTAGATGAATACGGTGATGTAAAATCTTATTATTCAACTGGTTACGATTATGCTAATGTAGTATCAAGCACCGATGCCTACATGGTTAATGACGCTAATGTATCCAAAATATCCGATAGTGCCAATAAAACGCTCCCTGTTGATCTTTTTGTTGGTTTTGTGGATTTTGAGGTTTACAAATATCGCTTCCCTCGAAGTTAAAAGTTCTCAAAGTCGAAAAAAAGTTGTAAATTATTTTAAATTTACAATATACTATCATGGCCAGAAACAGAGTAATTTATCAAAGTCAGGCGCTTTATGTAGCGCCTTCATCCACAGGTTATCACCTGCAAACGGGGGGTGGCTTGGTCGGGGGTACTGGAGACGTAGCGGACAGCTCAGACTGGACAGCCGTAACAGGCTTTACAACTGCGCCGTCTGCTGAATTGTACCAGCGCTCCTTGCTAGAGCCACTTCATAGAGTTCAATCAGCAAACTTCAATTTCACTATAAATCGTCAAGATATTAATGAATTTGGTAGATTGGCTAGATTGGATTCGATCGTCATGGAATCTCCAACTGTTGGATTAGATTTCAATTATTATCTTACCGATGGCGGCAACGAAAGACTAATGGGTTTCAACATCCCTACTAGCAAAGCTGAAGCTTATCGTACATTCGCCGGTAGTACTTTTGTTGCCTCTACAGGTGACGGATGTATATCCGGAGCATCATCTATCTCAGGGTTAATTGCTGATCCTCAGGGCAATAACTACTTTATCGTCACATCTAAAGAAGGTGAGGATGTTCAAGGAGATACGATTAGTTCTGCGCAAGCTGCCTATGATGTTATTTCAATAGGTAATGGCTTTATAAGTGATTATTCTATCGATGCATCTGTAGGTGCAATTCCTACAGCTAGTGTAACAGTAGAAGCTTTCAACATTAAAGTTGACGACTACATCAGTGGAGATGCTACTACTAGTAGTGCTGCCGACCAAAACCAGTTCCCGCTTATTCCGGCGGTGGATGAAGTAAATGGTGAAAAACAAAATAACACTATTTTCATGGTTCAGGGCAAGAGTAATGCGGAGACCACTCTTAATACGACGGGTGATTTCGCAAACATGATTAGTGCTTTACGTCCGGGTGATATCACCTTTGCGATGACTAATTCCGGTGATTATCAAGGTTTCGCTGATTTTGATGGTGACGGTAAATGTCACCTTCAAAGCTTTGGAGTTTCTGTTCCGATGAGCCGCACGGTTCTTGGGAGACTTGGAAATACCTTTGGTTATGCTCGTGTAATTGATCTTCCGATGGATGTATCAGTTAGCGTTTCGGCTATTATTTCTGAGCTAGAAAAGAATAACATCTTTAATGCTTTGGCAAATACCCAGAAGCACGACTTCACACTTACCCTTGCGAAAGCCAATACCAGCACAGGTGGTACAGGTGATACGGCATTGGTTATCCAAGTTAAAGGGGCGCGCCTTGATAGTGAAAGCTACAGTGCGGCTATTGGCGATAACGAAACTGTTGATATTACCTTTACGACTCAAGTCGGTGGGGCACAGGATACCAGCAATGGTGTGTTTATGGAAGGAACATATGATCGATTCCGTACCATTAGCTATTGGCCTCTTGGCGAAGCCAAGAAGACAGCCGGCAAATATAGTGGCGCACCTAGTCTGCCAACCTAATAAACGGTTATAATTAAAGAAAAGCCCCGCTCGAAAGAGCGGGGTTTTTTATTTCCGGGGCACGAAAATAGCAGAAAAAAGCATAAAAGCGTGTATTATATATAATATGCCCACATCAATACCATTCGATCCGTCACTAGTTCTAGGAAACATCGTAGACACTAAGAAAATCACCGCGCTGGAGAATATAGACAAAGCCCAGAAGCCTGTCAACTTAGCGCAAGAAAAATTAAACTCCTTAATTCTTTCTAAGCGCAGTCTTGATATGACGGTTCAGGAAATGATTCAAATGGAGGTCGACGAGGCTGACATGAAAAAACTTACCGATCAAGTAGATAAAACCAAAACAGCCATGGCTGCTGCGGCGGTAGCCTACGCATCAGCAACAGTTGCCGCTCAGGACCCTATTCAAGAAGCGAAGGCGGCGGCAAGCGCTATAATCTCATCCGAAGTTGAATCCCCTATCGACTGGAACAAATCTTCAATTAAGAAAATGGACTTGTCATCCGACTCTATGGTTATGGATGCTCAATATTTTAGACTTGAATCTGAATCCGATAGCACTAATTCCTATTCAAACGCAATCGCGTCATATGTGTCGGGTCAGGTGTCTTCTATATTCGGCCCTACATACGGTGCCCAAGCAGGAGCGTCAGCTAAACACGCAGCCTCAGCTCAAGCAACCAATCACGAAATTCAAGGCACTTTGGTAATTACTGCAAATTGCACTCACAAGATGGCGGACATGTTTGCTCCTTTTGTTATGGATCCTGAGAAAGGTATCCGGGCATGGAACGTGCATAATGCACAATCTCCCATTCTTACTACTGAGGCTGGGCTAACAAAAGCTCTTGCTGATGAGACAACCAAGATGTATTTGCTTTCAGGTGAAACTCAGGGGTCATCTTTCGTAGGGATGGTTCATTTGGTAAACACCACAAAATCGAATTCTAACCAATCGTCCTCCGCATCCTCTTATGAAATGCAAGCATCTTTCGAAGAGAATTGTTGGTTAGCAGCTTCTCAGGGCAAGTTCGGTGTTGATGGCCAATTTGCAAATTCAGTAAAAGAGCTTTTATCTTCCTCTAATATTCAGTCTCATGCGTCAGTAATTACCATGGGTCTCATTCCCTCTATTAAGTCGAATCAGATTCAGACTTGCATTAAAACACTTCAGCCTGATCCGAAAAAGGTGATGGATGAACTCGCCGCAATCCAAGGTGATTCTGATAAAGACGTGACTACTATGGCCACAAAAGCGGCAAAAGCAAAAACCGGTGAAAGTTTCATGCAGCTTTCTAACGGTTTTGTTAAAAGCGCTGTTTCTGCCCTCGGCGAAACCCAGAAGATGGAAAATAACATCATTAACACCAACAGTCTCATGACGGCTTTCGATAACTATGTCGAGCAAGCGACTAAAGGCAAAGTCGGCGGTATTCCCATAAATTTCTTCTTGAAGCCTATTACGTCGAAGCAGCTCGCATCTGCGTATTTGGCCAAATTTTCTCCTTTGAAATATTGGCAAATAAGTTCGGGTGATGACGATTCTACGGCAGAGGAATCCGCCAACAAGTAATCATTAAACCAAAGATTAAAAAAACCTCGTCTCCATTTGGGGACGAGGTTTTTACTAAGTTTAGGTATAATTATTCAGGGAGTAATTTTCTTTAGCTCCTTGTGTATTTCAAAAATGACCAACATCAGCTCGGCATAAATGCGAACGGCTATTGGCCCCAACCCTATCATGGCGATGCCGGTAATTGTATCTGCCTGTAGGGTAAATATACCCATAACAATCACTACAATCATGGCTATGTAACTCAGGATCTTCAAGACCCCCGGCGTAATCATATATTCATAGTTTAAGAATGTTTTCATAAGTTTTAATTGTAAGGTCCAGCGAAAGACCGAGGCCTCCAATCATAAGCAGCGTATATATCGCCGCTAGAGTCTATAGAGGCGTCGTTTCCAGCTGCTTGTAGGGGTTGGGCCTCATAAATATTATAACGCGCTACAAGGTCATCTAGGCGCTCCTGTGCGTCCTTTGCGAAACCTCGGTAAGTTTTAGCTATTTCATTCTTGTTGGTGCGGGTGATCATAGAATCACCCTCTCTTAAACTAATGAAATCTACCGAACTATCAATGCCTTTCAGAACAGCTCTTGCTTTTTTAGTGTAATAATTAGCTAAATAAACTTGTTTGTAGAGGTCAGCCTCTTCAAATCGAAAGTTTCCCGACGGTTGAACTACAGTGTCATCGATCAATCCAGTTGGACTGGCCGCAACTCCTGATCCCGAAAACGCAGTATAAACAATAGTATTTAATAAACCAACGTTATTAGCTAACCACCCTGATATTGAAGCTAGGGTCGCATAACCTGTGTCAGAATCAAATTCATCATTATAGATGCCCGTAGCTATCGTGCTTACCAAATATGGCGTCTTTTGTCTGTCCGGCATATGATATATTTACACTAAAAACTAGAAACCTTCGCCCATTAATTTTTTAGCTCTTTCATGATTAGGGTGAGCTGGATCAGCAATAGACAGAGGTTGTTCAAGTGCAATCGTGCGATTACCCCGCGTAACGCGCTTAAATTCTTGGCGCAGCTTTTCTTTTAATCTAGGTTTAGATCCATCCGGAAAAATCCCTATTTTCATCGCAAGGTTCTGTAAATCACTTAAATTGGATTCTTTTAAATTGTTTTCAAAAATCTTAGGGTCATTTGTCCCGAAATGATTAACCGCTTTAATACCCAAAATCTCCTCAAGCTCTTTTACCTTTTTAATAGGATCCTGTTCTTGTTTACCTGTAGTGAAATTTTGAATATCCTCTAAAGAATTCTTCTTTTTGCTCGCCTTAACGGTCTTTTTAGGGGCCTTTTTCGTAGTCTTTTTGGCTTTTTTCTTTGCAGTCATATTTAATATTACAACTAAAATGTCATTTTTCCAAAAAAAAACTCCACCTCTTTCGAGGTGGAGTTGACAATCGGTAAAATACCGATTACATGATTAAGCCGACCAAGGCTCTGTCATCCAATACCATACGTCCTTCTTCCAAAGCGCCATAGTAACCAATTCTCTGCTGTCTAGAAGAGAACTGATCATCAGCGACAAGGTTGAATTCCGAACCGGTCTCAGAATCAACAGCGATAGCTCGAATCATAGCATCACGGCTACGATCCAAACCAACGATGATTTCTTCAGTAGCGCCATTGAAGACACTTGAAGCGGCAGTAGAACCATGATCCAAAAAGTCTGTGCTACCGGCGACGGTATCAAAGACATTGTTGAATAACTTACCAACGCCTAGCTCCCAAACTTCCATAATGGAAACACCAAAGAACTCAGTTAAGCCACTTTGACTAAACACGCGATCTCTCTCGGGATCGATCAAAGTAACTGGCTGAGAAGTTGCACCAACAGCAGCGCCATTGGGAGCAAGGGTGTTAATTGGGTTGTAGGACATGGCTCGGATCTGCTCTACCACCTCTGGAGAAACCAAGAGGTCAGTTAAAGCTTTGCGAGAGCCAGCGGGCGTACCGCCTACCCATGAAGCATTAATTCTCTTAATCTTAGTAAATAACTTATTCAAGTCATCAACTAAGAAACGATTAGCTTGAGCCGTACGGAAAACGTGACGATTCTTCGCGGAGAAGGCAGCGTCACCAGTAGCGGCAGTAGCTAATGCGGACATAAGCAAGTTAGAAGATGTTCTTTCCTGCTTAAGGAGAACTTCCTGAGCTACCCGAGTAAATGTTTTACCAATCACATCAAGTCTCGAACGCGTAGCGTACTTTCTGTCGAAAGACACGGCGCTATCTAAACTGTAAGTGGTAAACTTCAACTCAGAAGCTGTAGGTTGCACATAGTTGGTCGGGAGACCACCAGCTACAGACTGACTGTACACACGGATATAATCTTCATCGAAGATATCGTAGTATAAATCCAACGGAATCGAAGGATTGTCATCTGCATTGTATTGAAGCGGGGTAAAAAGGTTGCTAACAGTAGGAGCGTTATTGATCACCTCTGAAACCACAGGGCCAATAAATTCTGCCAAGGCTACCTGAGCAGCATAAGCAGTGTCCCTGTTCCGAGAACCCATAGCTTTGATTAATTCGACTTGTTCGTCTGTTCTTTTTAAACTAATTTTCATTATTAAATTTCCTTTCGTTAATCTAATGGTTAATTACGCAACATCCCAAGAAGCAGAACAGTCTAGTTGCACCAACGCGTACTGCGCGGTACCTGTTCCTGCGAACTCATCGGATTGACCCATCTGAGAGGTTCTGTTTCCGGTTCCTAAAATTGCCCCAACGATAGTTCCGGCAATATCGGCCAAAGATTCGCGAGCGAATCCGGTCAACTTACCGTCAGTACCTGCGGAAATACCTGCGATATTTCCGGGGATAAAGTTAGCATCCTTTTCATAAGCGTCCTCAGAGAACGTAAACAACCCACGTGTTGCCACGGGAACTGCTTGTCCGCTAAGACATGCTTGTAACTCGTCCCTCTTGACAGGATTGTAGATGAGCTTTTCACCGTTCTCATCGGTTTCCAATGTCTGGTTAAGAGTGACGCCGAGTACTCCGTTACCGGTAGAAGCGGGTTGGACGCGCAAAGGCACTGTCGGATACTTATCCGCACCCATAAATGGGTAGTCGGTTTTACCTAAATAAGAAGTCTCGATTAAATCGTGGACATCTTTATTCATGTTTCCGCTCAATACCTTTACCATCACACCTGCGCTACCGTTACCGTTAGTTGTAGGCGTAGAGTCAACAATCTGATTTGCAAACAGATTGATGACATCATAATCGCTATATTGTCTGAATGGTAATAATCTTAGTGCCATAATATTATAGTGTTAGTAGGTTATAGAAATACTTTCTGTATTAAAAGCCTTTTTAAACTTGTCGGTCAAAGACTCTTCCGTGGAAGACGCCTCGTTGTTGTTGGCTATGCTGGAGTGCGGGACCTCAACATTTTCAACAACCTCTTCGACAGTTGTATTGACTTCAGCTGCTTCAGGAGCCGCCACCGGAGCACTAGCTGTCGCCTCTTGGGTGGCAGCTAAACGCTTCTCAAGCTCTTCCTGAACCTTGGTCTCAAATTGCTTTTCCTGCTCCAACTTAAAAGCTTTACTCTTATGTTGAAGTAAGGACGCTAATTTAGACTGATACTCTTCAAAGGCAGCATCGGCGCTCTGCAGAGTCTTCACTTCATTCGCCAAAACTACACGGTCTTGGTCCGAAAGGTCGTAAAGCTCATCTAGCGCTTCCATTCTGCTATTGAATAACTCTTCTGCCGCAGCAGTGCTGATAGAGGTTTCCAGAGAATTAATCTTCTGGCTAGCTTCCTCTAACTTTTTGTGGAGGTCTTCGATCGAAGCCTTAGCTTCCTCTGCATCCTTCTTGGCTTGAACTTTTTCAAGCTCGACAGCCTCTCTTTCAGCCCTAAATTCAGCGTCTTTCTCACGAATCTTATCGATTACATGAGACGCAACACTGGCTACGGCCTCTTGAGTGAATTCCGCATTGTCCGCTAACTTCGACTCGAGAACCTTCTCGAACTCAGTTTTGAACTCTGTAATATCCATAGTATTAGTATTTTTTACAGTATTATTTTCCTTTTGGGAAATTTTTAAAATATTATTTTTAAAATTTTCTTGGGCAGCAAGATCGTCCCTCTTGTCATTGATCTCTAAATCAATGTTTTTCTGTACCACCAGACCGCTTACATTAGCCGCAGGATTACTAGTAAAACCAATACCTAGCGGGAAAACCTCCCCTTTAACTAATCGATAAATAGGGGTGCCGTCATCTAATTTGCCTGACCCTTCAAATGATTTTAGATATTTTTTCATTTCAGCTATTTGAAGGGGGTTGCTTATAATTTCCGCCTCTCTTAAATCTTGTGAACCTAAAGCTAAGACATATTCATTAAACCCTAACTCCCAACTAGCAGAAATTTTATTATGAAAAGAATTTCCTTCTTCGCTAGATTGAAGTAAAACATCTGCAAAAGCTTTGTTGACTGTTTTGTAAATTACAGCGGCTAAAGAAATAAAATAAGGGTCTTTTTCTTTTAAAGCCGCCCCATTTCCGATTATTTTATCATTTTTTAAATCAGTGAAACCGGCATTAACAATGTGGCCAACTACTTTTTGCTTATTGTGCTCAATGTTGGTAGGCTTATTAATAAAATAATCAATGACATCTACTGCGGTTTCGGAATCAATACCGTCCCCATTTCGATTGAACTTATTAACTACTGCAGCGTTAAAAGCAGCTCCAATCAAATCCACATTACGATCTAAATTAATAGATTTGGGAATGAGTGGTCTGAGGTTATCTAATGATGCTTGACTTATTTGAAGGTCATTCTCTAAGTCTGAAGTGGCATAGATATCAAAGGTATACTCAGTTTTATATTTGAAATGATTATCCATGGTCAAGTAAATATTACACTTAATTATTTACTGAGAGAATTTTTTCTGCTATGGTACAAAATTGCTGAAGCGTAATCATCTAGCTCATGTTCTGCGCTTATATTAAGCACTTCCTGCATAGGTTTTAATTCCATAATCTTATTGGGATCAGCCAAGCACTCTTTTCCCGCTTTCGCCCATTCTGTGGCATTTTTAGCCACCACCACCGATTCACAAACCCTCTCAAGCATCTCTTTTTGAGCTTTACTTAAGCGTTTTTTGTTAAAAGTCTTTTTGGCTTCAGTCGCAAGAGTAGCGAAAAGATGATTGGTCTTTTCGGCTATTTCTTTAATTGAAGTAACTGAATAAGTAGTATTGGCTAATGATTTAGAGCCCAACGGTCTACCCGGATTCCCAGCACTTCGCGGGCCTTTGCTCTTGCGCTTCTCTAAAAGTTCCATGCTCCGAGGGTGCTTAATTTCTTCAAGCTCCACTTCTTCTTCTAAATCTAATGGTACGGGCGTCCCTCCCACAATAGGGTTGTAATATCCCTTTTGCCTCTGTTCAACAAATTTTTCTTGAGCGTCTTCCAGTTCTTTTCCACTCGGAAAAACCCCTGTCTCAATAACCTTAATTCCTTCAGTTGGAGTAAGAATACCCAGCTCCATCATTCGGGTAATAGTACGCTGCACTTGGGTTTGATCCTGAAGATCTATGGTTTCAAATTTAGCCTGAGGCTCATTCCTTAAACCAAAGTCTTTACAGATTTGTTTTATTTCGGGCTGCAAGAATTCATTTAAAAATGCATCTCTAGACTCCTTGAGCCTCTGAAGGAACATTTGAGCCTTTACTTCAGTGCTAGCAAATTTTTCTTGATTTAATATAATGTTTTGCAATCCTTCTTTAATGTCTTGATTGACGACTTCATATTTACTTGGCCCAATAACTCTATTCAAATCTGGAATAATAAATTCTGCCTTAGTGGTATAGTCGCTTACCCAAATGCGTCCCACGCTCTGGTTGGAGAAAAGATTTTGCATGGCCCGGATATTGCGAGGGTTAACCCCTCCTTTATCTGGCGTTGTACCCATGGTAATCAATAAAACAACGTTTTCGATCGTCCGACAAATAGACTGATCAATCTTCTTCATCTCCATTTTGAAGTTAATGTCGTCTAAGACAGGAAACCCAAAAGGAACTGCGAATGGCTCATAATCTTGCTTTTTATTAAAGGCAAATTTCAATCTCTGTGGATCTAATGCGACTTGGAGTCCATTCGGGGTCCAAGATCCGCTTTTAATTCTTTTCTTAATATCTGGGTCTAATGCATCAAAAAGCTCTTTGTCTTCGTCCGTCTTAGGATCTCTTAACCTCTCGGCTTCATATTCGCTTAATACTTTAACATATAAACCCCTGTCAAATGCGGTGGTTCGACGAGCCATCACATCAAAAGGATTTAACAAAATGTACTTGATGGGAATTTTATTTGCGCTTAAGTTTAAGCCTAAATTACGGACTTTAGAAAAATCATCTACGTTGATCTTGCTATTAATAGTGTAAAGAAAGACATTTCCACTACGATAGAATTCCCTGAAAAATTGATCTTTTAAATTCCAAATTTTTATCTTCTTGAGCCATGAAGTGATGAAGGATCTAGATTTTGCGCTCCCTCCCTCTAAATATAAAGTGGAATTTGCAAAATCCGACATCATGTCTATAGCGTTTCTAAAAACAGAAATATTGCAATAGGCTTTCTGACATAATTCAATGGCATCGCGAACATTAACCCCATCTGCCCCGTATTCAAACGGCAACATACCCATACGAATATTGCTGTATTTAAAGAGTTGAGGTGCTATCGCAATATTATTACGTCTTGACAAAGTACTGCTTTCGCCAGCCCCTCGACGAGCATAAGCCTTTGATTCGAAATTATAAAAGGACTCCCCTATCAATTGTGGCTCATAGTCCGCCTTGGCAGTAGATACCATAATGTTTTCGAGGGGTTGCTCTTTTTCCTTGAATTTGCTCCAATAATCCGAACGCTTAGTATATCTTCTTTTTCCTGCCATATTAAAATAGATTACACTTAAAGTTATGAAAGTGACTTTGAAAGTTACTTTAGCTTCACATATTAACCCTAGTTTTAAAAGTTTCTATAAAATAAAAGTAGGTTCAAAGGTTTCTATAACGTTTTCTGCCGGCTGCGACTTTGAGTCAAAATAGACCTTAGCCATCCAATTGGCTAGAACTAAAGCGGAGTAAGAGTCCTTTCTTGCCTTGTCTGGTCCGGTTTGTCGGCGCAGATTAGAAGGTAAGTCGAAGGTTTGCGTACCTTGGGCCGTAGTTGTGATCTGCACTAAAGCGCATTCGTTTTTTGTAAGCTCTAACATATCGGACTGATGCTCAATAAAATCAATCATTTTAGCCCCAGCTGTTTGTTTGCTTTCTTCGCTCGTACGCAAAAACTTAAGATTTAATATAGGGATACTTTTATTCTTCTGTTTAGTATAGGAATCGTCTATGGCTCGACTAGCAAAATGAATACGTCGGTGATCGAAGTTTGCCTGTAACAACTCGTTGGCTTGTCTAATCCAATTGCTCGTAGGTTTACGTAGAATAACATGCCTATAGTCTCCTTTATTATATTGAGTTTTGTAGAGCCGTAAATCATTTTGGTAATCTTCTGGCTTATCTAAATTTACTTCAATAGTCTGCAGCTTTATCTTTTTGCTTTTGAAAGTTTCGCTTTCGTTACATGCTTGCAAGAATTGGACCCCTCCGTTATAATCTCCACAGATTGCCACAATATTAAAGTTTTCTAAACAAAATAAAAAATACTTAATATGGTGTTTGAGGGAGGTCCCAGAAAGCGCGTAGCTATGCACTAATGTGGTTTTATGCTCCTCGGAATGAAGCTTTAAAACTTGAATGGCAAAATCATCAGAGCTTTCTGTTTGAGACCAAGATGGGTCAAACGCTAAAATATACTCCGCGCCCGATTCCCCCTGTGTTTCTATACAGGGTAAATCCCCATCCGGAACTGTGCACAGGGCCATCTTACTCGTTTTAAAATACCCCGAACTATCGTCAGTGAATACAGCTCCAAATTCTCGTTCAAATTGAGATTGACTCATTGTAGCTTTCGCTTGGTTGATTAGATTCTGATCATACAGTTGCGTGGGGGCACAATCATAACTATACTGCATGATGCACCGTGAAGCTTTATCTTTTTGGTTTTCTTGAACTATTAAATGCTCGAACTGCGTATAAAGTTTATAAAGATATTCAAATTTATAAGAAGCTGAAGAAAGTGCAATTAATTTATTGTTAGGCCATACGTAACGTTCGCTTTCCGTCATCCGCCCTTCCTTTATGAGCCGATTCTCCAATTTAAAAAGATCATCTCGCTGTGTAGGGTTTTCTACTACTGACAGGAATGGAACGATAACCTCATTATAAATTCTTTCAGGCATCAACAGAAACTCATCAATAATAATACGATGAAAACGGAAACCACGAAGCTTCTCGCCGTCACCCAAAGGTAAAGCACGAATCCTGCTGGCACCAATTTCCATTAGCCACTCATCATTACTTTTGGAAGTCTTGGTAATGCATTGTCGAAAAAAACCTGCTTCCGGCTTATTGGAAATATCTTCGATTTTCTTAAAAATCATTTTAGCTTGACGAAAAGATTTTGACAAAATTCCAATCTCCACCCCTTGGTTCAAAACAGCATCTAAAGCGGCAAATATACCAGTAGTAAAAGACTTGGACATTCCCCGACTCCATACCCCTAAAAAATAATCTGTTTCAAACATTGACTTAATCGCCATGTGCTGAAATGGAAAAAGTTTAACGCCAAGGAGAAGATCCGTCGCAAAAGTAGTGTTGTTACGTAAAAATTCATACAAAGCTAATTTAGCTTCCCTCTCCTCGAGGAACCCCTCGAGTTTTAGAAGTTCTTGATTGTCTCTTAATTTTGGGCAACGCCTTTGTTGATGTCCATCTATCCAACTCATGACTGATCTAAAAAATATTGCATATCCGTACTCCAAATACTCTTACCTGCTATAAGTATGCGTGGAATAATCTTAGCAGCCCTCTCTCGGTTTCCCGTAAAAATAAATTGACATGCCCTCGGATAAGTGTGAGAAATATCTTTAATTTGCCTTAAGGTGTAATCTATATTAGCCTTTCTATTGAAAACTTTATTTTCTTTAATAATTTTTTCAACACTGGATTCTATAACCACAAATAAGTACGCGTCCATTTCTTGCGCTCTTTCTATTTCCCTTTTAAATCTATCGATGTTATGTTTCCCTACAGTTCCCTGCAGGTCATTCCCTGATTTACGATCTACGAAAGTGTAATCATAATGCTCCCCTAAAGCAGTATAATCCCCAATATCTAATTTGAGGGTTTCACTTTCACATTCTTTAAATTTTAATGGCTTTTGTTCCCGTGTATCTACCGCGATGGTCAAATCACTTGGCAAGCCCATGGTAAAGAAATCCTTAGGAATATTTTTATTATACAAGGGCTCACACCCTATTTTTTTACAAGCCGCATTATAGCTACCGAACAGTTTACGGTAAATGGCAACGGAGGGTAAAAAAGAGTTTTTTGTCTCCAAGTGAAATGGGCCATACTTTCTCTGTTTTTTTAAATGTCTTTTTTCCAGCAAAGAAAGGGCATATTCTTTGACTTCACCCGTAGGGCTCTCTTCACACCATTTTAGTAATTGTTGCTTGGTGGAGAAATCTCTTCCAAAATATTCTTCATATCTTTTAAAAGGTAAAGGGTCTCCTGTTAGCTTATTTATTCTTGGAAAATGCTTTGTATAATAAGAGGCAAGATTTAAATCATGCTGCTTTAGGTGTTTGTGCAAAGAGGCCCGGCTAGTAAATTCCTTTTTACATTCGGCACAAGGAAAAATTCTGGTACATATTCTTTCCATTAGATTGCGTCCTCTTTGCTAATCCCCAAAACACGAGCCTTCCAATCTGACATTTTTTCCACTTCATCTGCCTCTTTTCTTATAACTTGCTTTTGCATTTCAGCCATTTTAATCATCAGCTTTCTCTCCTCCTCGTCTTGAAAAAGCTGAACTAAAGAAATTATAGAGGCATTCCTTTGCTGTTGATTCGCAACGCGCTTTGCGCGCTCTCCATTAAGCTTGGCGAGCATCTTATCTATGCGATTAATGCATTGATTATATTCTTCTGCTTTTGTTTTTAGCATTTCGGTTAAACGCATCGTTAAGTCGTTTTGTCCTTCAGTATCGTCAAACATCAAGTTCAACTTTTGTTTTTGCTGCTCAATCTCTTTGAGGTTCACATAGTCCATGCAGACATTCACATATAAGTTTAATTCATCCGAAGTTAAATCTGGCTTATCCCATATGCTTCGAATATATTCTGCTTCAAAAAGTTCTCGGCTTTGTTTAGTAATGTAAGAATTAATGACCTGCAAAAACCGTGGCCCCTGCAAAAAAGTGATCAGCCTTTCAACGCATTTTTTATCTTGAAGATTAATACGGTTTACTTCAAACTCTTTGGCTGCGACCTTGTTTAATCTTTTTATAGCAGTTGATAAGATATGTGGAGGGGTATATTTTTCCCCGGCTGCATCATCCCTGAGATTAACTACTGAGGGAAATTCCCCGCTAATATATTCGCACAAAGCAATAAACTTATCACTTTGCGAGAAGCCTTTGTTTTGAGCGTGTTTAGGCCACAGAAGCTGCCCAACTTCAAGCTTGGTCATTTCAGGGCAATAATGTTGTTTTATAAAAGACTTATCTTCCTCTGTTAAAAAATGCTTAACTACTCTCTTTTTAACTTTCGTACGATAACTTAAACCTTTCTCTACCCAATATTTCCTCAACGCTCGACCGCGAATGGTACTGCCTTTTTCATTTTCATCATTGAAAAGTTTTTTAGTGGCGGCGCTCAAGTCCCCGTCGAGCTCTTCAAATAAATTAAGACTGTCCCCTTTTTCTTCTTTTGTTAATACGTATTCCTTCATTCGAAAAATATATCGGTTTCCTCGCAAATCTTTTTGGCAACTTTTTTATATAGGTTTTTTAAATTTTTAATTTGCTTGTATCCCGCTTTGCGGCCCTTCTCATTGCTTTTATAACCTAAAACTTTTGCTACTGTTTCTTCATCCACATGGTCTATGAAAAGCATTTTATATATCACATAATGGCGATCATTCAAATATCGCCTCATTGACAGATGTAAAGAAATGACAGCCCCACCAATGCTATAATGATCCTCAGGAACCGTGTAACGATCGAAAGGATTAGTTTCTAGGGAGACGGGGATTTTAATATCATAAGCTGGCTTGCGTGTCTTATACCACTTAGCGTAATCCGGGCACTCGTCTGACTGTAAACCACTTGCGGTTAAAGAGCACAAATTAGAAATCTGGCCATGCCCTTGTTCTTTAGATTGATTGTATTTACAGCTGATACAGGGGCGCGCAAAATTAGAATAGTTATTGCGCAGGATATTTTTAAGTTGATTCGAAATTATCTTATTTACCCACGGTTCAATGGGTCTCAGTTGATCCCACTGATCCCATTTCTTATAAATGTGAGCCCTGATAATCTGAGAGACGTCGTCGAAGTCTAACCACGCTAAGGCATGCAAATGCCACTTGTAGTACCTTTTCCTTATCTCATTATCTATCGTCTCAAATTTATCTTCGTAGGTATATTTTTTACTCTTCTGCACCACTGCCAATGTCTTTAAAGTCCCCTCTCGAACTGCGACATTTGGCTTGAGAAATCTTCAGATACTCTTCTTTTGACATCTTTGGATGATCGCCTTTTATAGTTTTTCGCTCCCTTAATTCGTTAGGATTTAAAGGGTTGTTTACTAAAGATTCAAAACTTTGTTTAGAGCTTGCGGGTATTTCTAGGTCATACTCTAATTTTGAAAGCGCAGGGATTCCTTCGGATGTTAATCGGATTGCCGTGTTTGCAGTAGAATAGCTACCCTGTGCAGCAGTGCTCGAATCACTCGTCAGACCAAACGCTGAAAAAGTTTCACCACAGCCTTGGCAGAAGTTGGGCTTCTTTAAACTGTAGTTGTTCTTAGCTCCACATTGAGGACAAAATATACTAGCCATTTTCTATAATTTATTTTACACGGTTATTTTCCAGTTTATTTACGATAAATTTTAAAATTTCACTTCTCAAAATATCCTCTTCCGTAAACCGAAAAGTATGTATACCTTTATCTTTACACTCATTATCGTCGAAAATCTCCATTATGGGAGCGAAACCTGTTTTCCCGTTGATATCGGATTGCATAGGGTCCCCGCATATAAAATACTTAGAATTAGTACCTATGCGCGTTATCAGCGTCACCAACTCCTTTCTTGTAAAGTTTTGAGATTCATCTGCAATAATAAGCTTATTGTCCCAACTTGCACCACGCAGATAGTTGATTGGGGCACATTGGACGATTTTTTCATCCATT